GATAATGGATTAGCATTAGTTTGCTAGTCCATTATTTTTTTGTTTCCACGTGGCAGATGTCGAGAGGACACCTTATCGGACATCTTAGACGTCTAATACCTTCAACCTTATCAATGAACTCCACGTCGCGAATATAGCGCGTCGCCACGAGAAAAAAAAATTAAAAAAAATTAATTTTTTCTTGTCGTTTTCTGAGTTGCGTGATATTTATAATAAAAAGGAGATTACTATGAAAATTGCCATTGTTATTTTATTTATACTATTATTCTATGAGCGAGGACGCAAGAACCTCGAAGCGATGACCCTCGACGCCATCGCCCTCGTGCTGGGGGTGGTGGCACTGGTCGTCAAAACAATAAGACTGATAAAACGAAAAGGAGAGAATGAATAGAGTTATTTTGAACAAGAAGTATACCAATGAGAAAGAAAGGAATGATTACCAACTACTCCAGACATTTTGCATCACCAGCAATTTCTTTGAAGGAGTGAGTGCCGTCACTGCCTACCCCATCGACGCAATTGGGGAGCGAGGAGATAACCGGTACAACATCGAGTTGAAGGATAGAGAGTACCGGCACGACGACTTTTATGACTGGTATCTTGAATGCGACAAGTACTCTGAGTTGAGAAGGTTGAGCACTGGTGATACCAAACCATTATACGTCAACTTCTTCAGCGACGGTTATACTATGATATGGTGTATTGATGCTGAGAAGGGGGGAGTCGACCCCGGTGAACCGACAAAGCAACGGAAGATGAACCCAGGCACCAACACGATGGAAGTAACCAGCGTATATCATCTACCATCCAGTATGGCTGTAATATATGACAACAATGGAAGGAGGGTACAATGAGCCACGCAAGAGAGTTCATCGATTACATAGGGGGACACTATCCAGAGATACAACGGATGCTCCTAGCATACTGCCGCAACAGGGGCGAAGAGTTCAGCGACGATATCTTGCACCAGACCTTCCTCAATTGTTACGAGACCATTGACCGCAAGGGGGAAATGAGCGACCCCACTCCAAAGGGGTTTAGAGATTATCTATTCAAAGCATTTAAATTTAACATCATGAGAGAAAAGCAATATGCAAGAAACAAGAATAGGGCGAGCGTCGAGGACTTCGTGACTGCGTGGGAATCATTCCTCGAATCGTGTCCCAGTGCCGACGAGAAGGTGCAGGATGATATGCGTAAGGACTTCGGGGCGTGGTACATCGCAACACGTGCGGAGGAGGCGGCGACGGAGGGTGCCATCGACATAGAGTCATTCCACCTCTGGCGCATCAAGACCTTTATGGGGTTCACCTACCAGCAACTAGGCGAGGTTACCGGGGCGGAGAGGGTGCGTGAGAAGGTGCTGTCCGTCAAGCACTGGTTGCAAGAGAACATCAGCCGCCAGGACATAACCGACGCCTTCAATGAGCGTTACGGACTAGGGGGGTGATGATATGTTTATTAGTATGGAACAATTAATTATAACATTCATTTTATTCATTGGCACCGTATGGGGCGTATGGCTGGTTACCGAGAGGTTTTATCTGGTGCCAGCGTGGCTTGAGTACAAGCCCTTCTGCTGCCGCATATGCCTCACCTTCTGGTCATTGGTTGGGGAGGGTGTTCTCGCCGCCCTCGGTGGGTGGTGGATTGCCGCCATCGCCTTATGGGTGCTGGCGACACTAAATGCGGTTGCGATGAAGGTGGACCAAAAGAATAAGACAATCAGTTTAGACGAATATGACAAACTTGGATAGTGATACAATAGAGAAGATTGAGAAGTTCAAAGGCATCTTGGACAAAGGGTTGCACTGCAACGGGGCGGAGGTGACAATGACGTACAACAAGGTGTTCGGCACCAAGTTGACGCCGACCAACTGCGCCTCGTGCGTGAGGCACCGCATAGGCAAGATGTATGCGGAACTTCAGAGGATAAGAAAACTAACAGAAACAGAATAAGAAACTATGATTGACACTTCAACAGCCCAGAGCACTGCCGAGGCGATGAGGGGCGTGACCGCCTACAACATGGAGAAGCACCGAGCCAAGCGAGAGATACTCCGACGTATGCGTGACGACAACGTCCACGGCAAGACCAAGACCGAAATCAAGGAGTTGTTCCTCGACGGTCATTATGGCAAGGACTTCAGCGGCAACAAGGACGGTGGTCAGCAAGCATTCAGAAACTACTGGAATGATATGACCCATCTGTTCCTTGACGACTTCAGTGAGGTCGACAAGGAGGCGTTGCGCCAGAGGTTGCTTGCAAAATATATGCGTCTATACGAAGGATTCCTTGCCAAAGGCGAGACAAAGGCGGCCAAAGCGACGCTTGACTCGCTGTACAAGGCGGCGGGACTTGACCAGCCTTCAAAGAGCATTACCTTGCCAGAAATGGATAAGGGTGAGATAACCATATCATTTGGACTTAAGTGAACATAAACTTTGATATAAACTTAACCAAGGGACAAAAGCAGGCGTACGAGTTGATACATAAAGATTCAGTTCGTACGCTGGTTCTGCGTTGGTCACGACAATGCGGCAAGAGCGTGTTTGCCGAGATAATGCTCATCGAGTACTTATGCAAGGCGAACACTTTCTCGTGTTATGTATCCCCCACTTTCCAGTTGGGGCGAAAAGTTTATAAGGAACTGCTCTCTCTTCTCGAGGGCAAGGGCATCGTGAAGAAGGCGAACAGTCAGACCTTGACAATCGAGAGCGTGTTCGGCTCCACCTTGCAGTTCTTCAGCATGGAGAGTTATGCGGCGATACGTGGTTTCACCATCAGTGGCATTCTCATATGCGACGAGGCGGCCTATTACCCCGATACGCTTCCCAACGGGGAACTTCCTTGGGCGAACATTCTTATGCCGTTGACAAAGGCGAGAAAGCCGAAGGTGTTGATTATATCGACCCCCAAGGGAAGAAGGGGCCTATTTTGGGACTTCTGGCAGCGTGCCGAGGCGAAGGAGAAGGGAATCAAGTGTCTTACCAGGACAATCTATGACGATGAGTTGTTGACCAAGGGTGAGATTGCCGAGATTAAGGCGACATTGCCGGCGGCGGCGTTTGCCCAAGAGTTCGAGGTGCAGTTTCTTGATGACAGTCTGTCATTCTTCAAGGGTTTTGACAAGTGTTTCAGAAATGATTATGAGTTCAATGATAGGCATCAGACATATATTGGGGTTGACTTCTCTTCGAGGGGTGAGGACAGGACAATTGTTACGGTGATTGACCAGAATGGTGCTGTCAAGCAGACCGAGGTGAATGATGTCTCTCTCGAGCAGAGATGTAGGAGCATTGCCCAAATCATTGCGTCCCAGCCTAATATGCGGAGTTGCCTCCTCGAGAGGAACTCTATTGGTGCCCCTATGATGGAGATGGTGCTGGGAAACCTTCCCCAGAAGTACAAGAGGCGGTGCAAAGGTTGGGACACCACCAACACGTCGAAGGACGGCATCATTTCAAGTCTTGCCGTCGCCATTGACCGTGGCGAGTTGGTGTTCAATCCAGATGACCGAGAACTGTTTTCCGAGTTGGGCAATTTCGTGATACATTACAGCAAGACGGGCAAGCCCCAGTACGAGGCGAGGACTGGTCACGACGATAGGGTTATGTCGCTGGCGATTGCTCTTGAGGCGAGGGAGTCTATGCCTACTGAGTATGCTCCAGGTGTAAATATAAATTTCATTAAATCAAACGAATACATCATAAGATAAATATGAAGAAGAAAAAGAATAACAAGGATAAGGAAGATATGGGCAAGTGGTCGCTTCCCACTAGGTGGAGTGAGGTGACTTTGGGTCAGTTTGCCAGATTGGAGAAGTTGTACAAGGGTGCTGCGAGTGAGGGTTACATTGACAACATCGACATCATCAGCATTCTCTCTGGTCGTGAGCGTGACGATGTTATGGCGTTGCCGCTGGAGTTCATTTCGACAATGCAGACTCATCTGGTGTTTCTTGAGTTGGAGCCAGAGGTTGGCGGTGCGAGCAACGTGATTGAATATGAGGGCGAGATATACCAGGTCAACTACAAGGAGGATTTGACATTCGGTGAGTATATCGACGCTGATACGATTTTAAAGAAGGACCCCACGAATTATCCAGCCATTCTTGCCATAATTTGTCGCAAGGAGGGTGAAGCGTACGACAGTGACTTCGTGGCGAATGTCTATCCGAAAAGGGTTGAGATGTTCGACCAGATGAGCGTGCTTAAAGTCCTTCCCGTGGTAAGTTTTTTTTTGAGCAGGTGGGCACTCTTAGAAAGATGTTCCCACGTCTATTCAGCAATCAAGGAGGCGGCAAGCCTCACTGTCAGCAATTTACAGACTTCTGCGACAAGTGGTCTTGGCAAAGGGTTGCGTTCTTACTTGCTGACGAGAAAATTCAAAAAGTTGCAGAAGTTACTGGACTCCGTGTAACGGACGTATTCTTCTATATGACATATCTTAATGATAAGTCCGATGCTGACGAGGCTGAGGATAAGTTCAGGGACCAGCAGAGAAAGTTGAAGTCCAGAAGATGATAGAAATATGTTTATAAGGTATGATTACAGATATAAAAAATATAATAAGGGACGTGGCCCTTCGCCATAAAGGTGTAAGGTCTTTCTACTACAAGGGGGAGGACTTGATTAACGCCCAGAATGACCACGAGTATTTCCAGGTTGTCCTCGATGACGTGTCATTGCACGAGTTGAACATCACGACAAACATCTTCACCGTGAACCTCGACATATACGTGTTGGGATTCGTTGGCAGTGATAAGACGGTGGATGAGGTGCAGACTTCGGCTTATACGATTGCGGTGGACATTGTCGCTTGGATGGACAACAAGATTGAAAATGTTGGTGTTCACGATTACTCATTCCTCACTGTATCCAGATTCACTGATGACAATGCGGCTGGGGTTAAGATATCTCTTGAGTTATGGGTACCTTCCCCATTGAACCTTTGCGAGTATGAGGACAACTTCAACGACGAGCCGTACGAACCAGCACCCGACCACGAGATTGACATTGATGAGGATGAGGTCGGCGACCTTGACATAAGCGTGATAACACTTCCAAGAGATGGCGTCAAGTGTTGACCTCAGTCCAGTTATGAGGGCGATGGAGAAGGACTTCCTCGACTTCGTGCATCTGGTGATGGAGAGTGATGCCGGTATCAACAGAAAGGTCGGTGTCAACACCCTTGCCAGAAGCGACTTGTACCAGACGGCGTGGACTCTTGCCCAGGAGGGCGGGGGTTCACTGGTGGTCAACATTATGTTGAACGACTATCTCTACTACGTGGAGCACGGAAGAAGAAGAGGTGCGAAGATGCCGCCAGTGGAACCGATAATACGCTGGGCGAGGAAGAACGGCATCCCCACGGACAATTCGACGATATTCCTCATACGAAGGGCGATAGTGAGAGACGGTATCCAAGGGCGTCCGATAATGGAGCAGGTGCTTGGTCTCATCGACGAGGGTATGCTGGAGGATAATGGTTACCTTGATATGGTCTTTGACCAGATAGTGAAATTAGTTGATGAATTTTTTAACAGATAAAAGACTATGGCAGTAAAACTTAATAATATAACATCTTGGAACAACCTCATAACATATTCCGATGTTCCGACGATTGTAAGCATCGAGCAGCAGAGTTATGAGGGCGTGAGGGCAAGGATGGATTTGACATTCAACACCTTATCCCATGCTGCCGAGACTGGTCAGACCATCACCATTCTGGATGAGACGATAACCAGCGTGGATGATATGTCTGCGGCCACCGGTAGAAACTTCTACATTTCCCCTACTAACACCTCCACCGCTTACGGTGCGTTGCGAGCGTTGCGCAACTGTCCTTGGCTGAGTGCGAATTATGACATATACATCAATGACTATCACCAGCCGATAATCACCATTCTGGCGAAGGAGCCAGGAGAGGCGTCAAACCTCACGATGTCCACCACCTTCTCCTCCAGCGAGTTGGTAGTGGCAACCACTGCTGGTACATTGGCTTCTGATGACGGTGCGTCAGTGTATGGGGTGGACATATTCTCAGGGAGCGAGTTCATAACCACTCTTACCAAGAGTGCAATCAACGACGTGCAGCATTTCGATGTCGCACCGGTGCTTGCCACCATTGCCGAGTACGGCAAGTTGACTCCTTACACCTTGAGGGTATTCGGCGTTGATGACGCTGACGGCGTGACGAGGTTGAGCACTATGGGAGGGTACGTGACTCCGGGTTATTACTGCCACGGTCATTCCCCCTTCATATCGACCAGCAATATGTACACCATTGCCAGCAACGGTGGAAGTGTATATTCCCCTTCTGTTACATTCTCGTACTACAATCTCGGTTCAAGACTGGGTTCGGTGAATGTCACCTACAAGGACTCGGCGAATCTGACTGTCACCTCGGAGACTGTAAGCGTGTATGACCAGGCTAAAGGTTACAAGTACGTGGAGGATATCACCGTGCCATTGACCGAGTCCGCTATGACGTATGCGACTTCGGTCGAGATATCGGGTGCGATGGGTACTGCTGTTTATGCGATAGAGAAACCTTTGGACTCAACCGAGGGTGCTACAAGGATATACTGGAGAAACCCTTACGGTGGCCTGAATTTCCTTGATTTCACTGGTGCGGAGTCCGTCAAGGTGAGCGATACTGAGACGACATACCGCCCTTCATACTATGACTTCTACGAGAGTGATGTAGTGCAGAAGGAGAGGACTTACAAGAAGGATGTAACGCATACCCATTCTCTTTCATCGAGGTTCACTGGTGAGGGGATATTGCCATTATATGCATCATTGAACGCTTCCCCCTATGTCTATATTGAGGAGGACGGCAAGCAGGTGGTCATTCTCATCAACTCATTGAGCATCGACGAGGACAAGGACGTGAACGGCGTGTACACCGTATCCATTGATTACAGACGGAGCCGAGAGGATTATGCCATTTGAATAATAGAAATTGTATAAAATATGATTAACCATTACCATTCAGTATTTATATATGTAGGCGGTGAGCGTGTTGACTTGATGTCGGCGGAGTCCATCAATATGCGTATGAACCGCATTCTGTATGACCCGGTGACATTGTTGAGCACCCAGGCCGAGTATTCATTCTCATTCGACGTGCCAGCGACGCCCAAGAACCGCCGCATATTCGGTTACGCCGATAATCTGGCAATTACAGCAAGGTTCACCAGACATATCGCTTGCAAGGTTTATGCGGACGAGACTCTCGTATTTGACGGAACACTGTCATTATCTGGTTATGACGCATCTGAGAAGGTGTTCAAGTGCAATCTTGTATCGCTCAAGATATATACGATTGACAGCATTTTCGAGGACACCCCCCTTGATGCCATAGACTGGTACGAGCCATATTCCGGGGCTACCTCCATCAACGCCTACAACGCTGATATGGGAAAGAAGGTCTTCTATCCCTTTGTCGCTTATGGTGTATTTGAGAAAGACCCATTCTTCAGCGACGAGGTGGCGGAGGACTATACTGACGCAAGGGAACTTGACAAATGGTGCAGATTTTACCCAGAGACATTTCCCCCTTCTTTGAATCTGGTAGAAACAGTTAGGAGGTGCTTTTCATATAAAGGGTTTGAGTTGAAGGGGGATATTCTGGGGGACCCGGTGCTTAACAACATATATATGTCCACCTCGCTTGCTGATGAGCAGTCCCCATTGTACAATCTCGGCAATCCGATGATTGGCAGTGTCGACATCAGCATCCAGTGGAAGAACGGCACTCCTGGTTCCTCCACCGTGACCCAGGTTGAGAATGGCATAATCCAGCCGCTTAACTACCCTTATTACAGGGTTTACGACATAGCCACGAGTGGAGGCGGTCATGCGGTGGTCAGCAATTTCGACGGCGAGTATTTCAACTTCGACCAGATTGAGCAGTTCAACACGATGGACGGCAACGGCGTGGTCACCGAGAACATCGACTCTTATCTGTACTCCCCCGATGAGCATTGCATCGTGATTCCCAATGATGGTTTCTACAAGATTGAGTTGGAGATTGATGCTCAACTCCAGAACTACAACGGCAATATATTGCGAGGGTCCCAGCAGTATGTCGACGCATCGAACTCCATTGCCACCCAAATGGTAAATATACCATATCGGTTGATGGACAACACTCCTTTTGAGGTGCAACTGGTGCGTAACGTGCTCAACAGCGAGGACGGTGCCACTATCGAACTCATAAGGGGAAAGTACAACAAGGAGTATTACAAGGGTCTGCCTTACGTGAACGGTGCCGAGCAACAATACAGGGACTGGAACTGCTGTTATCCTCACGAATGGAGGAATCCGAGGTATTACCGCAACCCTACCACCTCAGACGCCCCTACAGCATACTCTAACTACGAGACACCGTCCGACAATACCTCGTACAGTCCAAGGGCGATTACTCCAGGGGGAAGGACTCCACCTCCAGGCACTCTGACATATATGTACAAGAGTGGTGAACCTATGGCTTATGACCCGGTGGTTTCCCCATACTTCATATGCGGTTTCTCTACAATGGGTGACGGAGTTTACAGCGTAATCAAGGATGGAAGAAGTTGGTACAAGGGCGACCCAAGCAGAAATGAGGCATTGTACAACAATACTGGATATCAAAGACTTAGTGGCACTAGCAGCAGTTCCTATCAGATGATTGACTCGTCGCTGAACAAGAATGAGTACATAAACGCTCCTAACAGTTACGTGAGCATCACTGGCAACAGAATGAAGGGTAAGATATACTGTTCTGTTTTTCTCAACAAGAATGACATTCTCACCCTCAATATGGTCCATCGCTGGTATGACGGTGCTGGACGTGAGAGTGGTCATGGTGGCACTCCATACGAGAATGAGTATTTCACCACTTTGAATGCCCGACTCAAGATTGATGCGTTCACTCCACGTAACCACGAGTACATCAGACAGAATGAACTGGGATACTATTCTCCTACTGAGTTTGATACTGATTTGAGGGTAAGCAATTTCCTTTCAAGCGGTACAACTATGGCTAATTTTGTATCGAACTTCATACGTGCATTCAACCTTGACTTCTACCAGGAGGGCAACAGTGTCTTCATCAACGAGGGCAAGGCGTTGTACACCAAGAACAAGGGGAATCTCGTGAACATCGACAATCGTGTAGATGCTGGTGACGCCATATCGTCATCGATTGACTGGCCTTCAGCAATGAGTGTAAAGTGGAGCATCGACACGAATGAGTACGGTTTCTGGACTACTGTTCCAGTTGAATGGGTAAACGACAGGGAATGGGCGAGTCACGGTGACAGTGGTTATACCGAGATAAAGATTGACCCATACGGTGTCGAGGCTCAACAAGTGGATGTCGGATGGTCGTACGACTGGTACGATACCTTCAACCTCATAGCGTATTCTGGTGATACGGAGACCGGGTCGACAGCGATACGCATACCGGTCATCGGTGATTACGAGTATCTTGCACCAGGTGCCGATTATGGGGAGGCGATGAAGCACGATGAACTGTCCAAGACATTGCGTCTATGGTTCAGACAGCCACCGAGCGAGAACAAGGTAACGCTTACATCAAATGAGGACGTGTACCTCTCATTGCCAGTGAACAGATACGAGGGTATAAACCTATCGTACAAGGATACAGAACCTTCATTGCTCAACTACTTCAACATTTCCCCAGCGGTTGCTGGCAATTACGTGACGGTAAGTGCATACCTCGAGCCAGATGAGTATCTGATGCTCAAGAATGGTGCCGGGATACAGTTTGACGATGACGTGTACGACCTCGTGGAAATGACGGGTTATGACCCTTCCGGGGCAAATCCGACAGAACTCAAGATGATGAGAAGAATCTGTTAATATAGATAACAATATTTAAAATTAACTATGGCAAATACCAGAACATATTCAATTGTAATCAATGGCGTGGAGCAGTCGGTCAAGGCGGTGGACTCATTGCTGACCAAACTTGACGCTCTCGACCAGAGGATACAGAAACTACAGAAACTCAACCTTGACCTTGCCCAGAACCAGGGCGGAACTTCGGGGAGCAATGATTCGGCGTCAAAGTCAAAGTACGATGCCGCAAAGAGCGAGGCGGCCGCCCAGAAGGAGGTTGCAGATGCGATTGCGTTGCAGAACTCCGAGAATCAGAAAGCGTTGCAACTTCTTGTCAAAAAGAAACAAGAGACCAAGGAACAAGTAAACATACAGAAACAGATAGCCCAAGGCATCAGGGACGAGTCTGGGGCATACGCAAACACCCTTCAAGGTCAAAGGCAGATGCTTGCCGACATGAAAAAAGAGTTGGCGAACACCGACCTCAACAGTGACGACTGGGTTACATTGCGTGACCGTGTCGCAGAGGTCAACGAGAAGGTGAAGGAGATGGAGGAGTCTTTCGGCGTGTTCCAGCGAAACGTGGGAAACTACAAGAGTGCCGCCGAGGGATTCCAAGGATTTTCTGTAGCGGTAGGTGATACCACCAGAAACTTCGGCTCATTGCGTGAGGCCGCCAAGACCCTCAAGAACGAAATGATGGGCATTGATACCACCACCGCAGAGGGCAGAGCGCAGTTTGATGCGTATGAGCAAGCACTGCACGACGTAAGCATTGCTCAAGACCAGATGGCAGATGCGGCTGACCGTGCGGCAAGTTCAAGCAAGGGACTTCACGACACCCTTGAGATGATGGAGGGTCTTACCGCTGTTGCTGGTGTAGGACAAGGCATTTCATCACTGTTTGGTTTGGATGACTCTGGACTTGGTGAACAAATCACGAAGTTGCAGTCACTTATGACCATAATGCAGAGCATCAAGACACTTCAAGACCAGATGGAGAGAGGTGTCGGCGGTGGCGGATGGATTATGAAGTTATGGAAGGGTCTCGACCACCCCATTGCTTCATTGAAGAAGTTGAGTGCCGGACTCAAGACAACAAAGACTGATATAACCGCTGTAGGTGCCGCTGGAAATGCTGGTGCCGCTGGTATGACCGCATTCAGTACCGCAACCAACGCTGCAACAGTTGCTGTCAAGGCGTTTGCAAAGGCTACAATAATTCTTGCTGTACTTCAAGCCCTTGTTTGGGTTGTAGATAAACTTATTGACGGTTTCACGGCATTGGCGAAACTCATGTCAAATCCAGCGTATGAGTCCCAGGAGCGTGCAATGAACAACATTGAGATAGCGACGGAGGCGGCCACTGACGCTCTTTCAGCGTATAATGACGAGTTGGAGAGACAGGTTACTGCTGGTATAATATCACCCATCGAGGCGTCGGCGAAGGCCATAGACAATTTTGAGAAGAAACTGGATGAGAATGTTGCGAAACTCCATGCGTGGGCATTAAATCTCGAAGACGAGGATATGAGGACCGACCTTTCCACCTTGTTCTCGAAGAAGAGTGCTGATGAGGCGATAGCCAATCTTCAAGCGGTGGAAAATCAGTTGAAGAATATGGACCCAGCCACCGAGGAGTTTGATAATGAGTGTCAAACGCTTGCATTGAATGTAGTAAGGAGTATGCAAGAGGTGAGTCTGTCTGGTGAGGAGGAACTTGCCAAATTCATCAACGCACTTAACGCTTCAGAGTTCGGTCAGACCGCAATGCAGAAATTCATTGATAACCTTCCAGATGAAGCCCGTGATACATTCCAGAGCGTACTTGACAGTTTCTACAGTATGGCTGACCAGATGGCCAACCGTGCCGCCCAGTTGCATAATGATATGATGTCATTGTTTAAAAGCATCGAGGACGAATACAATAATACGTTCGATACTGAGGAGGAGAGAATCACCCGCAAACATAATGAAAGACTGAAGAAATTGGACGAGGCACGTGCTGGTATACGAAACGGTGATGATGCGAGGGCGTGGGAAGAAGCAAGAGCAAGGGAAGATGCAAATTACGAGGAACAACTTAGAAAGTCCAGGGAGCATGAAAATAAAAAAACAGCCTCTGTCAAGTCTGGTGGTCGTGCAAGAGTGGCGGCTACAAAATCGGCTGGTCGTGCGAGAGTATCTGCCGCAAAGGACATCGCAAGTCAATTGGAGGCAATTGAGAAGAGAATTCAGAACGACAAGATACAGACTATGCGTGATGGTCTTGCCAAAACCCTTGCCCAGTTAGACCTTGAGAGGAGAAACCGCATCGAGCAAGCCGAGAAGGCAAGGAAAGAACTCGGCGAGAAGGGTGAGGAGACATACCAGAGGGAGTTGCTTTCCATCCAAGAACTGTACGCCAAGAAGGAGTTCGACATCAAGAAGGAATGGTTGGACAAATGGACAGATTATCAGGAACAGGTACAATTGCAGTTAGAACAGAGGACACGTGCTTTCACGCAACTTGAATTAGACTATAAAGGCAATCAGAATCAGAACTGGCTCGACAAAGAGACAATGGATGCCGAGGTAAACGCTGTCCAGAGGCTTGTACAACGAGTAAAGGTGGCTGACGATGAGATGAAGAGAATTCTCAAGGAGACCGGTGTCAAGGACTTGCTTGAGAAGTACATCAAGAACCCCACTGATGAAACTCTTCAAGAGGTAGCGAGAATTCTCGATGAATACGAGATTAGTCTGAGAGAGACTTTTGACTCTAAAGGGAAACCTCAATATTCATTCTATTATACTGATGATGAGGAGTACTACAGGACGCTCACCAGATTACACGAGATAGGGAAGGAAATGAAAAAGTTGTACGAGCAGATGGACGAGTTGTCCGGAAAAACTGATGAAGAGAGTCTGCTCAAGGGGGATGAGTTATGGCAACAAGTCGTAAAACTTAAAAACGAGTATGATGAACTCTATAACAGTTTCGACAAGAGCAGTATGGCGTTGTCCAATCCAGAATTCCGATTCCATGACTGGCAGGCCTATTATGCCAGACTTTATGACATACAGAAAGAGTATGCCGAGAAGTCAAAAGACTTAAGACTGGAAGAGATAGATGAAGAGGAAAGAACCTCCCTTTATGATGAATGGCAAGAGTATAGTAAAATCAGAAAGGATATAGAGGAAAAATACAAGCAGCATTATCAAGATATTGAGGACGATTATAGTAGGCATCAAAAAGAAATTGAGGAAGAGTGCGACAGACATCTTGCTGAAATGCAGAAAAAGGATACCAAGCAAATCAAGAATGCATCGAAGAAAGTAGATGAAATGGAAAAACTCTATGGTAAGGACTCTGAGCAATATGCGAATGCACTTGCCGAATATCAAGCACTAATTCCAGACCAGATTGCTCTTATTGTCGAAAAGAATGATAAAATAGAGCAGTTAGAGGATGAAAAAAATAAGAAATTAGTGGAGTTGGATGAATGGAGAAACACCCAGATAGGATGGTTCGCCGAGAAGTATAACGAAGCAAACAGTCTCATCCAGAGGAATTTCAACGAAAAGAGACTCAAGGCTGAGAACGACTTCATAAGGGAATCCCAGACCGCTATGGCGAACTACTACTCTGGACTGTTGAACGAGTTCCAGATGTTCCAGAACAGATTCGTGCAGAAGGCAAACAACCTCCAAGAGAAGTCCAAGAACGCATGGGGCATTCTTGACCTATCCAAGTACTCCAAGGGTATCAATGACCTAAAGGCAACTTTCAAGAATTTGCTAAAAAGCATCGATGATGAACAGAATGAACTCATACGCAAACTGGGTGCAAATGAGATTTCACTTGGTGACTTCAACAGCGCATACAACGAACTTGAGGATTTGAAGGAAGAAGCCAATGAGACGATAGAGACTCTTACCAAGATGGGCAAGAACAAGATTGGCGAGTTCATCGAGTCCATCAACCAGTACATACAAGCGGTAGGACAAGGTGCTCAAGAACTCCTCTCCACCGTATGGGACGCCCAGTCAGCCGCTCTCGACGCCCAGCAAGAGGCACTCGAGAAGGCAAACCAGGAACTTGACAAGCAACTCCAGAAGCAAGAGGACATAACAAGAAAGCACGCCGATAAAATCAATGCTATTGAGGACGAGTTGAGCACCGCTCGAGGCGACAGAAGGCAACACCTCATCGACGCCCTGTCAGCCCAGATATCGGCCCAGAGGGCATCGCTTGCGGCAGAGCAGAGAATCCAGAAACAGAAGGAGGCAAACGAGAAGAAAATGGAGGCACTTGAAAAGAAACGCAAGGAGGCCCAAAGAAAGCAAGACATCATATCGGCAACCATTTCAGCGGCACTTGCAACAGTTAACGGTCTCGCAACTCAACCGTTCGTGCCAACTGGTATCGCAATGGGTGCCCTTGCAGCAGCATTGGGTGCCGCCCAGGTAGCAATTATCGCTTCCAAGCATTATGCGAAGGGTGGTCGTCTTGACGGTGGTGTTGCCGACGGTCCACGTCACTCTCAAGGCGGTATCAAGGTTCTTGGGGGACGTGCTGAGATTGAGGGTGGCGAGTTCATAACAAATCGCCGTACAACCAAGCAGAATGTCGGAGTGCTTGACTTCATCAACAGCAAGAAGCGAAAACTCAACCTCGGAGACTTCGTAGAGTACTATTCAACAGTAGGGCGAAAGAGCGTCACTGGAGTGAGAAGCAGATTCGCTGATGGCGGAACATTGCCAGACCTCAACACTGACACTGACTGGGGTGGATTAATCCAAACAGTTGTCGTAGATAGAGACGATAGACCAATCTGGGTATCAGTCAAAGAAATCAGCGACGTGCAGAGCGACGTCAAGCGAGTTCAAGCGATGGCTGGAATGGGACGGTAATCACTCCGTATGTTAATATAGTAAAGATGTTCCTCCCCAAAAAAGGGGAGGATATTCTTTAATGTCAATATGTTTATAATAGGAGAAATTATTATGAAGAAATGAAATGGGATTTTAAAACTAAGGAGAAAATCCAATACATATTCGCTGGTACAGCCTTCGTGTTTGGACTTATACTGATAGGCACCGCCGCTTGGTGTATTGACCCACTTGGCATTGTCGATGCTACAATTATTACGATATTTGGTCTTATACTGTCCTTTGTAGGTGCGGTATTTGGTTTAAACCTGCACTATTCAAACGAGTTGATGAACTTTAAAACTGAGGCAAGGGAAGAAATGGCGAGATTCGAGGAGGAGACCAGAAATAGGAATAAGAAAAAAGAAACTGATATTGATGAGGAAGATACTGGCGATAATTAGTATAATGATACTGTTGCTTGTTGCTTGCAAGTCCCAGAAGCAAGTGATAACTGAAAAGGAAACCCAAGTCGAAGTTGTTGAGAAACCTATAGTTCACGAGGTTTACAAGGTTAATACCGTACGTGACACCGTATGGAACAAGGACAGTGTATTCATTATACAGCGAGGAGACACTATCTACAACACGTCAATCAGAGAATTCCACCACTACACGCATACCACCGATACAATCCATAGCAACGACACCATAACAAAAGTGGTTGTACAACCGGTGGAGAAAATCATAAGGGAAAAAGTCGAGGTCGAGGTTGAGAAGCCATTGAACTGGTGGCAGAAAGTGAGGATTTGCCTGGGGGATTTTGCGATGATGGCTATCGCTGTACTTCTTGGTGTAGGGATATTTTATTTTATAAAGAAAAAGAAGAAAATCTTATTATGAAAACATTAAAAAGAGGAGATAAAGGAGATGAGGTCAAAACGCTCCAGAAGGCTCTCGGCGTTGATGCCGACAGCATATTCGGCCTTAAGACGGAGGCGGCAGTCAAGGCATTCCAGAAAAAAAATAACCTTGAGCCAGATGGCATCGTGGGGAACAAGACGTGGGCGGCACTTGGCTTCAAGAACGAGACAATAACCAATTCAAAATGCGTCGACCCATCAGTAATCTATGCACCGCTGACGAAATGCATTACAAAAGCACCTAATCGGTCGATAAAATATCTGGCGATACATTACACCGCTGGAGCGTCATCAGCACCTGGAAGGGCAATCTCGATGAAAAACTCGTGGGAGAAAACCCAGAGAGCATCGGCAGATTTTGGGGTGGACGACCGTGATATGGTTCAATTCAATCCAGATTTGAGAAACTACAAATGCTGGTCGGTCGGCGACAAAAAGAACCCCTACAGTGGCGGTGGAAGACTCTATGGTATCGCTGGCAATGGTAACACCATCAGCATCGAAATCTGTAGCAACCTCAAGAAGGGTTACGACGCCAGCAAGGTAAACCATGAGGGTTGGTACTTCACCGAAGAGTCGCTTGAGAATGCAATCAAGTTGACCAAGATATTGATGAAGAAGTTCAACATCGATATCGACCACGTCGTGAGACATTACGATATATCTGGCAAAGTATGTCCGGGGTTATTGCACTGGAATAATGCAAAAGGAAATGATAGTTCAGAATGGCTAAAATTTAAAAAGAGATTAACCGATGAATGAACGAAATAAAAAAAATCTGTATTCGCAGTTAGAAGATAAATATCTTAAAATGCTTCTCGGAAGAGCATTCAAGAAATACGATGACTACACTATTGCAACGACTATTCAGAGTATAGTTAGGTTGTTCCCTATGACGAGGCGTTTTGATGACAAGACTATCAAAATCCTTAAAGACAATTGCGGCAATCAACACTTCAGAAAGATGCTGAATGACCGATTAAAGTAACACTCTTGCGCCGTTTACCAATTTTTCGCTACCGTACATTGCGTGAGGACTGATGGGGGGCAGTAGGGTGAAATACTGCCCCCAAACTTATTTGTAACGCCAGATGTAGCCGTATGCGGTCTTGTATTTGCCACTACAACACTCACTGATATGACTCCGACCAAATCCAGTTTGTCGCCGAACCTCGTGCGTTGATGGGTATTCTTTAATAAACTGACCATCAAGAGTAAACTGGTGAACAATCTTGGAGCGTTTATCATTTTTCATTTTCTTGGCAATTCTTTCATTACGCGTACCCCAATTGGTATTCTCTTTTGGTGACATCCAACAGAGATTCTCAACCCTGTTATTTGTTTTTTCAAATTCTGAAAGGTGATTAATCTGGGTCTTACGCTCTGGGTCGTCATTGGGAATAAACGCTTCAGCGACCAAGCGATGAACCTTATGAGTCTTACGCTTTCCATTTTTTGAAAGGTGAACAACCAGATAACCATCCTTATCTTTTACTGGCTTCATTATTCTTTCTTTCAACAGATGACCTTGAGGGGAAATTCGCTTCAGACTCTTCACTCTCCCCCAGTTGCTCACTTGGTACAACCCCTCATAACCAACAATGTATCTCCAAATTTCAACATCTTTTTTCAATTTTTATCAGATGTTGCTCCCGAACTTATTTCTTTAGCATCAGTGCCTTGTTACGGGTTAACTCACTGATGACTTTCTCGCGAAGATAAATCAAAAATCTGAATACCAAAAACATTGCAGCGTTTTTTAACTAAAAAAATGGATAGTATGTTAATAATGAACTACTAGTATTTTATTATGGAAAAGAAAATAAAGGTATATGAGGTCGCAGAAGACGACGTGTACAAGATTTCTCTCGTGGACGAACCAGCGATAGAGTCGGGGTTCGTCTATTTCGGCAAGGAGAAACCAGTGTACGTCGCCCTTGAGACCGCTGACAAACATTTAATATATTCGCCCGTTCTTAGACCAGATTTCCCGATTTACAGAAACTACGACGGTGATGAGTTCTATCTGAAGTTCACTCGTGAGGCTGTCGAGAAGTCTGCCCACGATTTTCTGAAGAACGGTTTCCAGCATCAATGGAGCATTGACCACCAGACGGATGTTGAGGGACTCTCAGTTGTTGAGTCGTGGATTAAGACCGATGAGAATGACAAGTCAATCTCGCTCGGACTCGACCCGAATCTGGAGATTGGCACGTGGTTTGTCGGGCTGTCCGTAGAAAATGAACCAATCTGGAAGGCAGTGAAGAACGGCACTTTCAAGGGTTTGAGTATCGAGGCGTTTGTTTACGTCGATGAGGACCAATTTGATAATAATCAAAATAAAAATAAAGAAGAAGATATGAGTAAATTTAACGAAGATGCATTCTTTGATAGAGTGAAAGCCCTTTTCGAGGACGCTTTCAGCAAGAAGGCTGAACTCGCAGAAGAAACCAGTGGTGAGACCAGCGGTGAAACTGTTGAGGAAGTAGTTGAGGAGAAGACCGACGAGGTAGTAGAGGCTATCGAGGAAGTGGCTGAGACTCCAGAAGAGGCAAGCAATGCTCTCCAGGATGTTGTTGACGCTCTCCAGACACGTGTAGATGAACTTGTTGAGGAAGTTGAGACTCTTAAGAAAGAGAACGCAAAGTTGTCGAAACAACCTTCGACAAAAGAGGTAAAAGCGAACGCTCAACAGAAGAAGAGCGGTTCGAGAGAAGTGATTGAGGCACTGTACAACGGTACCTACTTCAGCAAATAATTGAAATAACAGAATTAAAAAGAATAAGAATTATGGCATTAGGAAGTTTTATTGATATGGAT